GATCAGGCCTGCGATGGACATCAATTTGAAGTGGGCTGCATGAGCCACGCACCGAACCAAACAAGCCCGCTAACGCGGGTTTTTTATTGCATGGAATCCTGAATTGTCAAACGATACCGTCGAATATTGCCGCCCCGAGCACGCAGCGAACGTGCCGCTGTGGCGCATGGTGTCGGATGCGTGCTCAGGGCAGGCCGCGATCAAGCGCGAGGGCGTGCTGTATCTGCCGCGCCCTAATCCATCCGATGTGTCGATTGAGGCCAATCAGCGCTATGCGCAGTATCTGCACCGCGCGGTGTTTTACAACGTCTGCGGTCGCACGCTTTCGAGCCTGGTCGGCATCGCTTACAGCGCATGGCCCGACATCAAGACGCCGGACTCGATCAAGTATGTGATAGAAAACGCCGACGGCGCTGGGCAGTCGATCGTACAAGTCGCGCAGATGGTCACAGCGGAAGTTTTGCGCACGGGTCGCGCCGGTATTCTGGTCGATTTCCCGTACGTGGAAGAGTCTAAACAGACAAGTCAGGATGATGTTGCGAAGGGCGCGCGCATCGCGACGATGAACATGTACCCGGCGCACAGCATCGTCAATTGGCGCACGGAGCGAGTGAACGGCTCGCAGGTGCTGACGCTGGTCGTGCTGCGTGAGCAGGTCAACGAATACGGCGCGTTCGGCGCTACGCAGGCAACGCAGTATCGCGTCTTGCAACTGGTTGACGGAGTCTGTCGGCAGCAGGTTTGGACGAAAGACGCAGACGAAGACGATTACAGCCCAGATTCTGACGTTCCGGTTCTCGACGCGAAAGCGAAACCGTGGAACGAAATCCCATTCGCGTTCGTCGGTGCAGTGCGCAACACGCCGGAAATCGAAACGTTTTGCGGATCGTTTGGCGCGAACAGTGAGATGATGTCGTCGCCGCTGTATGACATCGCTGCGATCAATATCGCGCATTACCGCAACTCGGCAGATTACGAAGAGTCGGTCTATTTCAACGGCCAGCCTCAAGCGTGGATGTCCGGGCTTACGGAAGAATGGCGGGATAAGCTGATTGCATCGGGGATGCAGCTCGGCTCGCGATCAATCTTGCCCCTGCCGATGGGCGGATCGTTCGGCATCGCAATTGCAAACCCGAACACGCTCGCCGCTGAGGCGATGAAATCGAAAGAAGATCAGATGCGCTCACTGGGCGCGAAACTGATCCAGCCGGTGAAGTCCACAAAGACCGCGACGCAATCCGGTCACGACGAATCAAACGACAAATCGACGCTATCGCTTGTGTGCGACAACACTAGCTTTGCAATGGAGCAGGCACTTGAGTGGATGCTCGATTTCATGGGCGGCACTGGCGAGTGTCAATTCTCGATCGATACGGATTTTGTCATCAACCCGCTTGATGCTCAAAGCGTGCTCGCTGCCTTGCAAGTTCGCCAAGCGGGCGAAATGTCGCAGCCTGATTTTTGGGCCTACCTGCGCAAGCTGGGGCTGATCGACAGCGAGAAGACGGATGACGCCATCCGCTTGGAAATCGAAAGCGAGCCAGTTAATCCGACGCCTGTCGCATTCGCTACGCCGCCAGCACCAGCGGCACAAGTTCAGGTTGATCAGGTCGCCGCATGAGCGCCGTAATGCTGCAGCAGGATCAGCAAGACCCGCAGCAGAACGACAATCAATTCGCCAGCATTGTTGACATCGGCACGCGTCGAGCTGTGTTCGCGCAGATGTATGCGCAGCATCAATCCGAGCGGTTCGTCACGACGCTGATCGCGATCGACACGGCAATTCGCTACACGCTGTCGGGCGATTCGCTAACCGGGCTGAACCGGCGCAAGTTGAATGCAGCGCTCGCCAGCGTGCAGGCCGCATTGACCGATATCTATCTCGGATATACGGACAACCTACAAGCCGACGTGTTGCAGTTCGCTGCGAACGAGGCCGATTTCACCGGCAAGACGCTTGAGCAAATCACGGGCGACAACGCCAACACACCCAGCAGCAACGATGTGCAGGACGCGGTGAAGCGCAGCCCGCTATCGCTGGTTGGTTCGGCGGGCGCATTGCTGCCGGCCTATATTGCCAAGTGGGCTGCGTCCGAAGTGGATGCGGTTGTCGGATCGATCCGGCTCGGCGCATTCACTGGCAAGAATAACGCGGACATATTGGCTGCAATTCGCGGCACATCGGCGCTGAATTACAAAGACGGACTGCTGAACAAAGCGGCGGACCGGGCGAAGTCTGTTGCGAATACAGCGGTTGTACATGCCAGCTCCGTGGCGCGACAGGAAACGTTCGCGGTCAATCCGCAGATCGCAACGGAATATCGCTGGGTGTCGATCCTGGACAGCCGAACATGCGTGGTGTGCGGCTCACTGAGCGAGCGTGTCTTTTTGATCGGCAAAGGCCCGCTGCCGCAGATTCACAACAATTGCCGCTGCAATGTTGTGCCGATTCTGCCTGACGACACCGGCGCGGATAACCGCAGTTATTACGCATGGCTGAAAGACCAGCCAGCGGAGTTTATCGACCTCGCGCTCGGGCCGACGCGCGGCAAGTTGCTGCGTGATGGCGGATTGAGCGCAGCCCGATTCTCCGCGCTGCTGCTGGATCGGAATTTTAAATCTTTGACGATCGAAGAAATCCGACGCCTTGACCCGATCGCCTTCAAGCGAGCCGGCCTGTAGCCCACAAGCTACACCACAAATTCAGATTAACCGAACCGCCGAAAGGCGGTTTTTTCGTTTCGCAGTCCGGGACTGCACAACTCGCGCTAGAGGCGCAATTCACTATGGCACTGCAATTTCAGATTGATAGTTTGGAAGGTCTCGACGACAGCGTGAAAGCGCTTTATGTGGAATCGGACGGAAAGTTCACGCTGGGCGTGGAAGGGCTGCCGAAACCGGCGAGCGAGGATGTAACCGGACTCAAGAAAAAGCTCGACGAACTGCTGACCGAAAAGAAAGCGGCGGACGCGGCGCGCAAGAAGGCGGAAGGCGACGCGCGAACGGCTGCGGAAGAAGCGGCACGCAAAGCCGGCGACCTTGGTTCACTCGAAAAATCGTGGCAGGAAAAGCTAGCCGCGCGCGAGTCCGAACTGCTCGAAGAAAACAAGAAATTGAACGGCAACCTGACCGGCGTCTTGGTCGATAGCGTGGCTTCGCGCCTCGCATCTGACCTGGCGATAACAGGAAGTTCAAACGTGTTGCTGCCACACATCCGCGCGCGACTGACCGTCGATTACGTCGATGGACAGCCGGTGACGCGCGTGCTCGGCCCAGATGGCAAGGCTAGCGCAGCAACGATCGAAGAACTGAAAACCGAATTCGCGGCAAATCCGGCCTTTGCGCCAGTGATTGCCGGAACAAAAGCATCTGGCGGCGGGGCTGCCGGTGCGGGACGCGGTGGGGCCGCAGAAAAAACCATCAAGCGTGCCGACTTTGACGCACTTTCGCCGATTGAAAAGGCTAAGGCGATCAAGGAAGGCAAAACCGTCATCGATTAAGGAATTCCCGAAATGCCTAATATTCTCACTGGTCTTATTCCCAGCATTTATGCTGGCCTTGATGTCGTCAGCCGCGAGCTGGTCGGCGTCATCCCCGGCCTTACTCTTGATGCGCAGGTTGCTCGTGCTGCGCTGAATCAAACCGTTTCCAGCCCTGTTGCTCCGGCGTCTCTGGCGAGCGATGTCACTCCCGGCGTCGTGCCGCCAGATGACGGCGATCAGACGATCGGTCGCAAAGACATCACCATCACCAAATCGCGGCGCGTTCCGATTCGCTGGAACGGTGAAGATACTCGCGGCGTCAATACCGGCCCCGGCGTCAATACGATTTTTCGCGATCAGGTTGCACAAGCGGTGCGCACCCTGGTCAACGAAATCGAGGTTGACGTAGTGACCGAGGCTCGCAAGAACGCATCGCGCGCTTGCGGTACTGCCGGCACCACCCCGTTTGGCACAGCCAACGATCTGACCGACAGCTCGAATCTGTTGCAGATTCTGGAAAACAACGGCGGCGGCTCTTTGGAACGCAGTCTCGTTCTCAACTCGGCAGCGATGAACAACTGTCGCGGCAAACAGGCGGTGTTGTTCAAGGTCAATGAGGCCGGCACCGATGAAATGCTGCGTAACGGCATTTTGGGCGATCTGCATGGCGCTCAGGCTCGCCAGTCGGCGCAGCTCAAGACTGTTGGTGCAGGTACTGGCGCCAGCTACACGACCAACACTGCAGGTTATGCAGTGGGCGCAACCGCGATCACCTTGATCACCGGTACCGGCACCATAAATGCTGGCGATGTTGTGACATTTGCAGGTGACGCGAACAAGTATGTCGTTGCTGCTGGCATCGCCGCACCGGGTGTAATCACGCTTGCCGCGCCTGGCCTGCAATCGCCCATTGCTGCATCTGCTACTGCGGTGACGGCCGGAGCTGCTTACACGCCGAGCATCTTGTTCGCAAAGTCTGCTCTTGTGCTGGCAACCCGTGCACCAGCCCTACCGAAAGACCCAAGCGGTCGCGAGATGGATCTTGCCATTGATCGAATGATGATCACTGATCCGGTGACAAATCTCACGTTCGAGATGTCTGTCTACATGCAATACCGTCAGATTCAATACGAAATCGCGGTTGCATGGGGCCAGCGCGCAGTCAAGGCGGAACACATCGCTCTGTTGCTCGGTTAAACCTGAAAAATTTGCAGGGGTCAGATTCGACCCCTGCATTTTCGGAGTTGAAATGACAAATTTATCTCATCCCGAGACCGTGAAAATTATTGATCCTTCGGGTGTCAACGAGTTCATCGTGATCAACAAATCCGACCTGACCCACGATCACGAATTGTTTGTCGAATCGTCGGAATCAACGCCAGAAAAGCCCGCAAAACGGGCCTATAATCGCAAGACTCAAGAGTAACCAATGACTATTGCAATCGTTGTCGAAACAGGCGCGGGAAATGTTCAAACCGCGAACAGTTATTGCACTGTGGCTGACCTTCGCGCATATGCCTTGATGCGTGGAATCACCGTTCCTACGCTTGACGATGATTGCGCCGCGTTGCTGATCCGCGCGATGGACTATCTCGAAGCGCAACGCGACCGATACAAGGGCGTTAAGACGACGCAGTATCAGAATTTAAACGGCATGTGCGGTGCATGGGGCGTGGGGTATTGGGTGGTATCAAGCCCGATTCCGGCCGAAGGCTCGACCGACCAGCCGCTACAGTGGCCGCGGTATGGCGTGCAGATCGACAACGCCATCCTGCAGCCGAACTTCATCCCGCGCGAACTCGTTTATGGCCAGCTCGCGCAATGCCTGTTGCTGCAAGATCAGGCGACGAATCCCGACAGCTATTCGGGCAAAGGCCCGGTGATTGAAGAGTCTGTGGGCCCGATCATCACGCGCTATGCCTCGCCATACCAGAACCCCGGCAAGGTACTGCCTGTCAATGCGTTTGCGCATCCCGACACGCTGCTGAATGTGCTGTACAAGCGTGGCGGAATGTCGATTGCTGTTTCTCGTGCGTAACCCGTAATTCATCACCACACCAAGCCGGCGAAAGCCGGTTTTTTATTGGGTAAAAAATGGCCTACAGCTACGCAACCATCGCCGCTACTGCCTTGAGGCTGATCAAGCGTTTCGGTGCGCCTTGCACTATTGGGCTGACCGGACTCACGGCGCGAACCGTGCTCGGCGTGCGCACTAAGACGGTGAATCACGACTTGCTCGATTCCAAAGTGCAGGTTGGCGATTACGAATATGTCATCGCTGCAGTCGATTCGACTGGCGCGGACTCGGCACCAAAGGAAGGCGAGCGCATATCTGTGGCCGGCGATGATCGCGTGATCATGCTGGTGAACGTGGTAAAGCCTGGCGCGACGACGCTGATCTATTACGTATACGCGAGGATCGGATGAGCGTCGCATTCGATATTGACCGTAGCGAGCTTGATGCCGCGCTGGCGAAGGTTGTGCAGACGGCTACGTCACTACCTGCCGGCATGGCAAAGGCCGCGTATGCGCTGCAAGGGCTGATCCAGAACACGTTCCGCACACAGTCTGATCCGTGGGGTGCTCCATGGCCGGAACAGGCTGCGTCGACACTGGCACGCAAGGCGAAACTAGGCCAAGGATCAGCCCGCGAGATTGCGACCGGCGACATGATTTCGAGTCTCGAGTCATCGTCCGGCCCGGACTTCGCGCAGGCACAAATGGGCGACGGCTTCGAGCCGCCGTATCCGAGCTTTCAGCAATTTGGCGTTCCCGGAAAACTTGAGGCAAGTCCGATGTTTCCACTCGATTCCAATGGCATGCCGGACTTCCCGGATCACTGGTTGCAGGTCATCTTGCAGCCGATCTGCGATGACTTCGCGGCGCAACTGGCATGAACAGTACGCGACTCGCCTTCCATCCGATTATTGACCAAATCACGACGACGCTCGCCGACTCGACAATCTACGTTAGCTCCGCGCTCGATCCGCAATACCTGACCAAGTTCGGCAAGGTCTGGCCCGCAGTGTGGATCTCCGCACAACGGTTTCTGCCGACCGACGACGGACGCGGCATCACCGGACTGGCTCGCCAGCGAGGCGATGTGCAAATCCTCGTGCGCCTGATCGTGCAGCGATACACGCCAGCGCCATCTGCCGATGCGGATACCCGATTGATCGCGCTCTATCAGGGCGTCTCAAACGCCATATACGCCTGGAAACATCCTGACGCCGAGGAAGTGTTCACGTTTCAATCTGCCGTTGACGGGCCATCAAGCGAGGCCGTGTGTTCGCTCGACATCATTTTCAAAACGCAAGCCATCTACGTGAGGACAACATCATGAGTCTGACCCCGACCAAGCACGGCAACTGGCACGTCCTCGACGGGGTGCTGGTGGACGTGAAGCACGAAACCGAATCAGTGGTTGCGGATACCGCCGCAGTCGCCGAAGAGGTCGCCGAGCAGCCAGAACCATTGGCTGAAAGCGAGCCAGAAACACCGCAGCCACGATCTTTTCTCGACCGGTTCGGCGTGACGTAACCACAACTCAAAAACCAACTGCGAAGGCTTCCGAAAGGAGGCCTTTTTTTTGCCTCAAATTTCACAGGTGACATCGAAATGACACAGCCAGCCCTTCAACGTTTCGCCAAGAAAGTCTTTCTGGCGAAAATCGAGACTACCGAAAACGTCGCCATCGCGCTTGATCCCACAGTGGATGCCCTTTTGCTTTTGAACGGCGCTATTGCAACTGCCTACGTCACTACCGAACGCCCCATTGATCGCCTATTTTGGACGAATAACCCGTTCGGCGTATCGAACGAAACCGTCGAAGTTTCTGCTGATTTTGAATTGTTTTCTCCAACAACTCCTGGCGTCGGATCATCGCTCGGTCTTGGTCTATGCGCCAATGACGTATTGCTGAAAACTGCTGGTCTGACCAGCGTATTCAACGCTGGCGCAAAGACTACGAAATATAACCCGATATCCGATGCAATCCCGACGGCAACATGGGGTGGATACCACGCCGATGCGCACTACGTTGGTCTTGGCGCACGAGGTGATATTTCCAGCCTAAAGATGATGATCGGCGCGGTATTTACCGGCAAAGGCAAGTGGCAGGGCAATTATCAGCCCGTAACCACAGGTTCCCCACCGACGCCTACGCTCTATACGAATGTCCCGGTCACATCGACTTACGACAACTCGGAGATGTACGTCACGGCACCGAGTTCAGATAGCCAGTCTCCCGGCACTGAACTCAAGCTGCGCGCAAAGTCGCTCGAAGTGGTGTTTGGTAATGCACTCAAATCGAAAGAGTTCACAAGCTACAAAACGCAATCGATCAGTGACCGCAAGGCTACGTTCAACTTTGTAGTTGCGAAGGCAGACCTGGCTGATTTCCATCCGTGGACGCTGCGCAAGGCCGGCACGATCATCAATTTGCGGTATCGCACTTATGAATCGGGCGTATTCGCACAACTGAACGGCTTGTATTCCGAACTCGGTGTTCGCGGCCAGATCGAGGCCATCACCGAAACGAACGTCGATAACGACATCTGCTGGACGATCACTGGCCGATGCGTTGCGTCGAATGCGGGCGGTGATGAACTGTACGTCCAATCCGGCGACGACACGTTCGGCATTACCGGCACCTACACAGGTGGCGCAAGCGGTGCCGTTTCGTTCCTCCCCAGCACGGTAGGCCGCAGCACAGCCCCGCTGGTATGGAGCGCAACGGGCCTACCGGCTGGCGTGACGATAAGCTCTAGCACGGGCGCGCTGTCTGGCACCTCTACTGCAGGCGGGCCGTATGCCGTTGTCATCACTGCAACCGATGCCAACACCACGCATGCGCAAGTAGCCAGTAAGACATTCACGGTCACTTACACCTGATCGACATCGGCGCACGGACGCGCCTGATTTATCGGGGACATTTGACCCCGCACACCTTTGTCCCTTCCTCACAAGCCCCTTAACCGGGGCTTTTTTTTCGCCCGGAGAAACGCCCATGAAAATTTCCCTTGTTGATACGTTCTACACTCGCATCGATAGCAAAATTCCGCCCAAGCAAGCAGGCGGAAAACCCACGCTTTACCAGTTCGATGCCGAGTTTAAATTCTTCCCGCAAAACGATGAGACAAAGGCCGAGTTCGAGAAAATCAATCTTGAATCTGGCGCGACCGGCCTACTCAATCACGTGATGGTAGGTACACGCTGCATCACGCCAACAGATGTTGATTTTGTCGATGAAAACGATCAGAAGATCGACGTGGCCGAGTTCGTCAAGCAACATCCCATTTTTCAATCCGCCCACGTCATGGGCTTTTACGGTGAACTGAACAAGGGCATCGAGGAAAAAAACTCCAAGAAGTCGCGCTAACCCTCGCTGGTGGTAGCAAGCCAGTAGTCCGAACCGGACCGGCGTTCCCAGGGGACGCCGAGCCGATCGATTACTACAAGGGCGTCACTACGGACAGTGGCGAGCGCGACGCCAGCGACGAGGATGAAGTTATCCGCGTGCTGGCAATCAACTGGAACACCGTGCAGGTCTATATGCACTGCGAATGGACGCTGCACATCGGCATGTCGCAGCCGTATTACCAAGGCATGTGCGCTCGCGAAATCCGCGCGGCGTGCAGCCTGCTACGAACACCGCACAAAGAATGGCCGGGCATCACGATAGGTATCTCGCAGGTGATGGTTCCGGCTGCGCAGAAGCATTTGAATCGGGCTAAGGATTAGCCCAAACGCCACACCACAAAGCCCCGTTATGGGGCTTTTTTATTGGATGAATCGATGACTGATCCCGTTGTAAAGATCCGCGTACAGCTTGATCCTGCCGGCGTTTCTTCGGGCGTCGATTCGGTGAATGCCGCGACGGCAAAGATCGGCCCTGGCGTACAGAAATCCGCCGACCAAGCGACGGCTGCGCTGAATGCTTTCACCTCGCAGTCAATCGCGAACATGGGAAAGGTTTCGAGCAGCATTCAGGGCGTCAATTCGTCTATCGATGGCCTGAAAAGCGGCATTCTCGGCCTGATAGGCGTTGCCAGTTTCGGCGCTGCGGTGCATGAGATTGAGAAATACGCCGATGCGTATACGAATCTCTCCGCAAAGATCATATTGACTACGGCGAATGAGCAACAGCGCGCCGATGTGCTGGCCGGGTTGCTGAACATTTCGCAGTCCACCGGCTCATCGATCGAAAGCAATACCAAGCTCTATCAGCGCATGTATCAGGCGCTCGAAAGTGCCGGCGAGTCACAGACGCAGGCGCAACAGCGCGCGCTGCAATTGACCGATGAAATCACCAAGATTCTGATCGCGTCCGGCGCGACCGCGCAAGAATCGAAATTTGCCATTCAGGACTTGAGTCACGGTCTCGCCGAAGGGACGATTCAATGGCGGCAATTGTCGCAGGTGATGCGTGAAGCTCCGCAGCTTGCCAAGGCGCTGGCCGATGGTCTCGGCGTCACGATCGGCGACCTGAAACACCTCGCATCGCAGGGAAAAATCACGACCGAGGCGTTCACC